CCTCTGCCTCGCGCAGCAGCGGGTGCCGCACCGCCCGCGCATCCCCCACGCGCACCAGCCGGTGAGCCGGCGCCTTGCCCTCGTTGATCACCGACTCGGCCGGCTCGCCCATCAGCACGCGGTCGGCACGCTCGCGCGATCCCATCACCAGGGCCTGATCTCGGTCTGACAGGGTGCGCAGCCAGGCGCCGGCCGGCGCGGGCGCGACGCGGCCCTCGATGGCGTCCTGCGATGGTCGGCTCTTGAGCTTGCACCGGCAGAAAGGATGGAAAGGCGGGCGCGGCGCCTTCGCCTTCGGGTATCGGCCAGGCCCCAGGCCCCACAGATCGGCCCGCGCGTGCAGGTCGCAGATGTCGACCCGCGGGTGCGTCGGGCTCAGCACCACCTGCACGACGGTGGTCTCGACGTCGTCCATGAGCTCGGCGGCCACTTGCGCCTGGTGCGCCCGGTGCAGCTCGGTCTGCGCGATGCGATCGGCGAAGTAGCGGTTCTTCTCGCGCAGCGCCACCTGCAGTCGCTTGCGCAGCGCCTCCTCGCCCGCGCCGTCCTCCCATGCCTCGAAGGCTTCGAGGTAGGCCGCCCGCAGCGCGCGGGTCTTCAGCCGCGCGGCCTGCTGCTGGCCCTGCACCTGCAGCGCCGTCAGCGTGCGGCGTGCGTCGGCGTCGGCGGTGAGCTCGCGCAGCGCCCGGGGCAGGAGAGCCCGTGCCGCGCCCTCCAAGGGCCTGCGGATGCCATCGGCGGGGCTGTAGCCGTCGTACAGCGCCAGCGACAGCTCGCGGGCCTGCACGACCCCTTGCGTGTGCTGGCGCACCAGCGCCGTGACCTCGGCCGCCGTCTGCACGGCGTGCAGGTACAGCCGGCGCGACAGGCTCACGTCGCCCACCGGCAGCGCGCGCACTTGGTCGAGGCCGATGGTCGACGCCAGCAGCGTCTCGAACGACTCGCGCAGCGCCTCGGCGAACTGCCCGCCGAACTCCACCTGCACGGCCATGATCGCCTCGCGCACGTCCATGCCGGGGGTGTCCTGTAGCAGACGCCAGAACCGCGCGAAGGCGGCACGGGCCAGTGCGTCGATGGTGGCGGCGGCATAGGTGGCGGCAGCGTCCGCGCGGCGGTCAGCCGCGACGATGCGGCGCTCGATGGAGCGGGCCATGGGGTCAGTCCTCCTGATCGTCGTCCAGCGCGAGCGCAAGCTGCCGCAAGCCGTCCGCGTGCGGCACGGTAGCAGGAACCACCCCGGCGCGGGCCTGCAGCGCAGCGGTGATCAGCCGGTAGGCGGTCGGCCGGCTGACGCCCAGGCGCACCATCAGCGCGTCGCGGCACTCTGCGACCCGCATGCGCTGGTTCAGCAGCTCGATGGCCAGGGCCAGTTGCTCGGGCGCGACCACCTCGCGCCGGGCGATATAGAGGCGCCGGCCTGCCAGCCCGCGGATCACGCGCATCATGGCCCGCCGCGAGTGCTCGCACGGCAGGGCCTGCACTCCTTCAAGCAGTTCGCGCAATTCGGGGCTCATGGCCTCGCGCATGGATGAGTGGCGACCGCGCATGGTCAGATTCCTGGGACAAGCATGGTTTCGATGCGGCCGGTGCCTTGTAGCAGCTGCGAGAACGCCCGCGACAGCGCGTCTATCTGGTCGTCCCATCTGCCGTTCGGGAACGCGCGCATCTCCTCGATCAGCGCGTCGTTCCACGCGCCCCGCAGCATCAGCACGTTGCCGACGTTCACCTGGCTGGCCAGCGGCTCGGCGCGCGTCACCTTGTCGCCGCTCTCGGGGCTGGTGTGCAGCGGGTAGCCGGCCAGCATGCGCGACAGCGCCATCACCTGGGTCTTCCCGGCCTGCCCGGGGTCTTGCGGTATGCTGATGCGCACCGTCTTGCCGTCGCGCGCCGCGGTGTTGCGCATCAGCGCGTCGCGCTCGTCAGGCCCCAGGCGCTCGCGCTCCATGCCTCCGATGATGTACCGGCCATCGGGCAGCCTCCCAAGCTTGCCGCCGGCCGTCCAGTCGCCGTCCGTGGTGGAGCCCAAGTCCCAGCCGCGGCACCAGGTCGCACCTGCCGGCACCGCATCGACGATCTGCAGCATGCCCGGCTTGAAGATGCCGCCCTCGGGTGGCGCCGGCCGCTGGCGATACTGCCCGGCGAAGGTGTAGGGCGCCGCAGCCTCCATGCGCCGCAGCTCCTCGGCCGAGTGCTTCTCTGGCCACAGCGGCGTGCCATCGGGTCGCCACACCGGCAGGCACAGGTGCTCCCAGTGCTCGCCGTTGCCGCCGGCCAGCAGCCAGCCGGCCAGATCCTGCTCGTGCAGGCGCTGCATGATGACGATGATCGGCGTGCGCCTGGGGTCGTTCTTCCGGCTCTCGATGGTGTTCTGGAACCACTCGATCACCCCGCGGCGGATGACGTCGCTGCGCGCCTCGTCGGCCTTGTGCGGGTCGTCGATGATGATCGCGCCGCCGAAGCTCTCGCGCATCTTGCCGGCGCCGAAGCCGGTGATCGTGCCTGCCGCGCCGGTGGCGTACATCACCCCGCCGGCCGTGGTCGTCCAGTGCGACCGCGCCTCGTCGGCCAGGCGCACCGCGGGGAAGATCCGCTGGTACTCCTCGTGAAGGAGCATGGCGCGCACCGCAGCGCTGTTGTTCCCGGCCAGCGTGGCCGAGTAGCTGGCGTGGATGAACTCGGCGTCGGGGCATTGGCCAAGGGCCCAGGCGATGAAGTTGACCACCGCGAGCTCGGTCTTCGAGTAGCGCGGCGGGATGTTGATCACCAGGCGGGTGACCTCGCCGCGGAAGACGCGCATGAGGGCGTCGCAGATCAGGCGATGGTGCGGGGCGCGCTGCCAACGGAAGCCGCGCCGATGCATGAACATCCAGCGCGCAAAGAAGTGCAGGTCCGCGCGGGCAAGTTCAGCCGCGACGATGCGCTCGCGCAGGTCGTGATCCGCGTGCATGGCATCGACTAGACCTTGCCTGCGATCTCTGCCGCCATCGCGCGAAATTCCTCGGCCGTCATGGTGACCGCCTGCATCGGAGGCGCGCCGGGCGGCCCGCCTTCCAGCGCGCTGCGCACCGGCGCATCCAGACCCAGCAGCCGCGCTCGGCGCTCCATGATCTTCAGCACCCGGTCGACGGCGGTGACGCCGCCCTTGCGTGCTGCCGGCCACAGGCCCTGCAGCATGGCATCCAGCCGGCTGACCTCTTCAGCGCGAAGCTGCAGCGCCTCAGTGGTCACCTGCTCGCGCGCCTCTTCCATGCCCTCGGCCACCAGCCGGTGCGCGTGCGACTTGGCGACGCCGAGCGCGGCGCCGATTTCCGGGTAGCTCTTGCCAGCCCGCCGCAGTTCCAGCGCCTGCGCGACGCGCTGGATGTGCACGGCCTTCGCGGCGCTGTTGCGGTTGGTCTTGGCCATCGATCAGACCTCGGCCAAAGTGTGGAGCGTGCGGGTCGGAGTCTCGCCGCCCAGCGCCGGGGGGTGCCCGGCGTCCTGATCTTTCGCACGCGCTGATCGTGGGATGCGCTCGCCGCGGTACATGCCGGCGCCGAGCTCATCGATCTTGTCGAATGGTATCACCGGCACCGTGAGGCGCTCGCGCGCGGCCGGGTTCAGGAAGTAGATGTAGCGGAGCTGGAAGCCCGAGAGCGGCCGCGCGCCGTTCTTCTTCCACCACCCCGCGTTCCGCCCCTTCAGCACGTGATTGCTGTCGTTCAGCGTCTTGTCGGCCACGATCGTGCCATCGGGCAGCCGCAAAACCATGCCTTCGCCGACGATTCGGCTGCGCAGGTTCCCACGCTTATGCTTCCCGCTCACTTCTGCACCTCCCTCGCCACTGCCGCCCACGCCTGCACCGACCCCTCGACCGTCCAGCCGTAGTCGGTCCACATCTCCGCGCGCTGGTGCGTGAGCTGCACCGACGCCGGCCACACCGCCCGCCACTCGTCGCGGTCGGCGCGGAAGAACAGCACGGGCAGCGCTCGCGCCCGCTCGGCCTGCTCCACCGTCTGCGCCCACCAGGCGCGGATATCGCCTCGCTGTACACGCTTGTGGCGCTTGCACTCCACTGACCAGCCGGGCACGCCCTCGATGTCGCTGTCGCCGTCGTGCTGCCTGACGCGGCGGCGTGCGTCCCAGCCGGTCAGGTCGCTGACGAGGGCGGCCACCTCGCGCTCGCCGGCCTGGCCCTTGGTGCGTTGGCTGGCGCTCATGCCACCACCCCTTGCGCATACGGACTGCGCATGTCGCACACCCACTCGCCGCCCTCACGCCGGATCGGCGGCACCATGAGCCGCACGCGCTGGCCGTGCGGGATCACGCGGCGCTCGCACAGCACGCGACGCAGCAGCGGCTCCCGGCTCCCGGCTCCCGGCTTCTTGACTGATACATCTGTCAGGCTGTTCATCTCTTCCCTAGCTTGCCCTGTCTGTCCTGCTGCCTGATCCCGGTGGTGAGCGAAGACCTAGCCTCCCCAGCGAGGGGCCAAGCCTTCACGTATCGATCCCGTATGGAGCCGCTACGACCCGCCAGCCTTTCCGATGCCGAGGGTGCTAGCTTCGCCGCCCTCATGTGCCGTCCTTCCGCATCTACCCCCCAGTCGGCTGTCGTGCCCTGCGCGCTGGTGTAGAGGTGCCCGCCCGCGCAAGACATCGAGCTGTCTCTACCCGGGCACGATTGCCGCCCCCAGCATCAACTTCGCCACCGCGAACACGCCGGCCCGCCTGTGCATGTCGTTCGCGTCCTCGCCCAGCTCGGGGCTCATGCACCAGCGGGCGCCCGTGGCCCTGGCCGCAGCCTGGCCGGCGCCGCTGGCGTCGTGATCGGCAAACACCGCCCGATCGCCGCCCAGCACGCTCGAGACGTGCGTCAGGTTGCCGGCCGAGAAGCACACCATCACCGCATCGCGTGACCTGACGGCGCGCAGCGCGGCCAGCACGGACAAGCCGGTGGCGTATCCCTCGACCAGCCACAGGCGCGGCGCGCGGGGCGGCCCCAGGCGCAGCGTGGCGCCCTTGGCGCGCATGCCGGGCAGCATCCGCTTGTCCCACTTGCGCGTGTCGCCGTCCCAGCGGATCACCTGCAAGCCGACCAGCGCATTCGTGCGCCAGTGCCGCATCGGCACCAGCAGCGAGCCATCCTCGTGCACCAGGCCGCGCTCGTCGCCCAGGCCCTTGTAGTGCAGGTAGTCGTGCTCGGCCGGGCGCGACTGGCGCACCATCTCGGCCGCCTTGACTGCTGCGCGCTGCCAGCCTTCGCGCATGCGCTGCTGATACGCCTCGGCCTCGCGCCGGATGCGCGCCACGTCCACCGGCCGCACCTCGCCGGCCTCGGGCCGCCATACGGCGACCTCGGTCATGGTGGCGTGGTTCTGCACAAAGCCCACGTCGCCCAGGTACTTGTAGGCGCCGTTGCGGGTGCGCGGGTGATCCTCTGTCGGTACCCGCACCCAGCGCCCGGCCTCGATGCCGTCGACCAGCAGACCGTGCGCACGGCAGAAGGCGTCGAACATCATGCCGCAGCCATCGCTTTTCTGTAGGCCATATTCTTGGCCCGGATCTTATTCAAGACCGGCCGGCTGACCTCGACGAACGGCGTCGTCTCGACCCGCCAACCGCGCGGCGGCATCTGCCCAGTGATGTCGCGGTACAGGTACGCCGCGCGCCACTGCTGCTTCTCGGGCTTGCTGAATGTGCGCGCGTAGCTCGCCACCTGCGCCCACACATGAGCCAGGCTGTCGCCCATGCGCTTGCCGTTGAGCATCACCACCTCGGCCATCTCGCCGGCCTCGTGCTCGATGTCCGAAGCCTTGCGCGCCTCGTGGCCGCACGACATGCAGCGGCCGGCGAACGGGCTGAAGCCGCACATCGGGCACCGCTTCTGCTCCTTCTCCTGCGGCTCCTTGCGAACCTCGCGGTCCAGCTTCTCGCCCGTGTCCAGGTCGCTCAAGCCGTTGAAATACACGTCCTCGAAGTCGGCGCGGAACCGCAGCACGTTGCCGCTGTGGTCAAGCAGAATGCAGTCCGTCTTGCCCGTCTCGGGGCTGGCGCGCAGGCCGCGGCCCCACATCTGGATCGCCGTCGACAGGCTCTTGCGCAGCGGCCGGCAGTCGATCACGCAGCCCACATCGGGCACGTCGAAACCCTTGGCCAGCGCCTCGACGCTCACCAGCACGCGCAGCGCGCTGTCGGGCTTGCGGTACTCGTCCAGCAGGCTCGCGCGCTCCTTGTCGGTCGTGTGGGCGCTGAACACCGCGGCCAGCACGCCGGCCGACGCGAACTGCCGGCACAGCTCCTCGCAGTGCGCGATCGTGGCGCCAAAGCAAATCGTTTTGCGGCCCTCGCCGTGCTTGATCCACTCCGTCACCACGTCGCCGATCAGGCCCATGCCGCGCTTCTCGACCTCGCGCTCGTCCCACTCGCCGCGGCTGTTCGTCTTCGCGCCGGTCATGTCCGGCCGCTTGCAGGACAGCACGCGCATCGGCACCAGCACGCCGGCTTTCGTCAGGTCATGCATCGTCGCGGCGTTGACCACGCGCGAGAACAGCTTGCCCAGGCCGGGCGAGAACGGCGTTGCCGACAGGCCGACCACGACCGCCTTCGTCTTCTGGATGTGCTTCACCCAGGCACTGTGCTGCGTGTGGCACTCGTCCACGATCACCACGTCGGCCATCGGCCACTGCCGGCGGGCCAGCGTCTGCACGCTGGCGATCTGCAGCGGTGCGTGTGGCTTCGCCCGCCAGTGGTCGGCCTGGATCACGCCGTGATCCGTCAGCCCGTAGCGGTCGGCCGTGCGGCTGGTCTGGTCGATCAGCGTCGTGCGGTCGCACACAAACACCGCGCGCCGTCCGCGCTC